TATAGCCATTATAGTCTCCTTATATGTTCTGCAAGCTGTTCTTGACCTGCATCTTTAATAGCATTGTAAATAGTTGTTCTGTCTGATTTTATAGCTTCTTTCATGTAAAACGCTATAACTTTTTCTAGATGTTCTTTGAAGGCTCTTGCCTGATCTCTTATCTCTGGAGAGGCTGTATCACTAACCTCTACTATTTTATCAGAACATCTCTTGGCTATTTCTTCTGGAGTAAAGCCTCTGTTCTCTGTTGTGTGTACGTTAACTATAGGTGTTTTGGGTAGTTCCATTAACATTACATTATCCTTGGTTCACCGTTTCTGTAACTATCTCTTTTGTTTCTTCCATCAGCTAGATTTCTTAATGCTTCTAACGCTTCTTCGTAGCGTGTTTTATAGAAACCTACTATATCTGGTTCACCTTTCATAAATGTAGATGCCTCAACTAATGTTCCGTATAGCAATGTTGACTCTGCATTGTCTCCCAACCAGGAGGTGGACGATGTAACTATTGATGGTGGATCATAATAGTAGTGCAGTTGCACTGTGTATGTAGAATCTGGAGTTGGTGCTAACAAAAAGTTGTCTCCATCAAACAGTGAGTAATACAAAGGCAACCCTGTTGTTCCTGTAGCAGGATATGCCTCTCTTATAAAGTTTACATCTTTTGGTAGCAAGAACGAATAGTTACTACTACCATCGACAACAGCAATAGAGAATACAGCTAGAAAGTCTGTTGGCTTTGCTAAGAACCTATTACTTGTAGTCAGGGATGTTGTTACGTTTTTTCTGAGTTCTGGGATAAGAATAGATCGGTATATTCTTTCTTCCGTTTGCCTGACGAAGTTAGGAATATTATTAACAAAAGTAGTTTCGGTGTTATCTGTGTATTCCTTGATCGCATTTGTTAATTCTGTATAATTCATTTCTTGCTCTTTTTGCCTGCGTATAGATTATCAAAAATCTGATTAACATCCAAGACATAATCTAAATCTGACTTTGAATAGTGAATATGCTGTGATGGCAAAAAGTCAGGAGGACCTTCTCCTGTCTCAAACCAAGCAGGATGCGTAACACGCACTCTGTTGTTTGGCAAAGCTACTATATTACCTGTATACTCTCCTGCATCTAATAGCTCTAATACATGACTTTGTTTGTGTTGAGCAGGATCGTCAGCTATTTCACTATCCGTATAGTCCACAGTAAAATAATATTTAGCAGGGTAGAAGTTTCCGTCTATCTTTGCAACCCAAGGGCATGGTGTAGCTCTGTCCATGACATACACCGCATGGGTTCGGGAGGAACAATCCCACGGTTGAGTCATATGAACAGGCATTGGGTTTGCCCATTCCTCTACTGGAGTATCTGCTACTAAAGCTGTAATTGGCATCCTAGCCCACATAGCTCCACCATGCACGTTTGGATCGTCAGTATCATCCGACTCACATCCTGTAAATATTACTTGAAAAGACAAACATCTATTAGGCATAGATGTTACAGCTATTGCCATAGCGTGTAAGAACTCACCATGATACTTCTGATGGTTGTGTGTGTACTCTCTTCTAACCCAACATTTAAAGTGGGGTATATTGCTTTGTAAATATGCCATTAGCTTATTGTTACTGATACCGTACCAACTCGTGCAAATAAAGGCTCTATCTTTGCATCGAAGTCATCAAACCTTGCAACTCCTACTTGAAGCACAAAAGGTTCTATTCTGTCTGGTCTGGAATCTTTTAATGATTGTGGATCGTCCGTTTTAATTCTTCCCACAAAGTTTTGTGGGTGGTCTCTGTCAGCTACATCTCTTCCTACACGGAGACCAGTTCTTTTCCCGTTGTTAAACTCATACACTAGATCGTTTATTGGATACCTGAATCCAGTTCTATCGCATATGCCGAATGCGTATTTTCCTGTTGCTCTTCCCATATTAAACCGTAAAGAATGTATTGTGAGGCACAAACTTAATAGACGCTGTTTCTGTGTCCTCACCTGCTGCTAATTCAAACTGAAACTCATACTCTTGCTTTAGGGCTTGCACTCTGTTTGCAACCTCTGGTCTTTTCATTGCTATGTAGTATGCTAAACCCGACACTAAACATGGCACAAAACGTGGTGGAACATGACTAGTGGTTGTTCCTGATATGCCAGAAGAAATACTATCGATACCTTTTAATCTAAAAAATGCTAAAGTGTATGTTGTGTCTGGAACTGGGTGTAGTGTTACTGTTGTAGAACCTGCTAGTCTCTGCACAAATATCTGATTTGGTTTACCCTGTGTGTTCTTGTTAGACTTTTGAGCAAATGTAGAAACGCTTATTCTGCTGACATTTGTGTCTAATTGTGAAGTCCCTGTTCCTGTTCTTATTGTATGCTCTATTATATCTATAGTATCAGAAGGCATGGTATATGTGGCTGTTCCTGCTGATAGCGATAACGTACCAGACTCTATAGTAAAAAGGTTTATGCCTCTATTTTGCCACTCTAATGTTAATATTTGGAAACTTCGTCTAGCTGTTTTAAGATCGTACCCAGAACGCATTTCAAGACCTGCTCTTTCAAACGCTTCTTCAAATATATCTGGTAGGTCTGGTGTAACAACTGCCATTTTATCTCCCTAAAAGTTCACTTGAACTTTTTTTAGAATTATACAGCAATTATTTATTTAAAGCTATCATTTAATGAATCTACTACACTATCTATATTAGGTTCTGTTCCTCCAGGTTCATACTTACATCTATATTCAACTGGACATTGACCTTCAACTACTAAGCTATATGTATTGTTTGCTCCTTTATATAAGCAAACTTCTTGACCATTTTTAGCTTTTCTTCTTTTATACCTTCGACACGTTATATACTTAGGGTCTTCTCTTATGCCCTTTCGTGTTTCTTGCTCCCAAGTCCAGTCAGAGAACTTTTTGAGAAAACAAGTATAGCAATTTTTTATATTATCTGATTTTGCTAAATATATCACATAGCCATCAGTGCAAAGCCATTCAAATGTCTCCTGACCGCCTTGTTTTCGGACGCACTTGTCCCTAGTCTGATACCCACCATCCTCTGTCGATCCCCATGAGGGAGTAAATAAATATACCGAGAATACAAGTTCCAACAACCAAGGTAATAGTAAGAGCAACCCAACCAATAACTTTCTCTCTGAATATTTTTTTATCATATACTTCCTTTTGTCTCCTTTTACGGATTTGACCTTCCATACGAAGTAGTTCATCCCAAGATGCCGTTCCATGTTTAAACTTAATAAACTGTTGAAGTTCGTAACGCTGTTCTTCTAGTCTTTTCTTAGCTGTAAACGCCTCTATAGCTTCTTGTTCTATAGAGCCTCCATTGAACACTTTACGAAACATCGTTGGGTTATTAGCAGATTTGTGTGCTGCGTCCACATCACTTACAGCACCCATCCATCTAGATAGGTCTTGTGACATGGACTCCAACTCTTTACCTGCGGCAAAAGCTCTTTTGAGACCATTAAATGCCGTACTCGCTGTCGCAACAGCGGCAGAGATCGTTACTGGGTCAAACAATTCAGTATGTTTTTCGCATCTTCAGAATGATGGTATATGTATCAGCACTAGAATGACCTACAGTAGTAAAGTCTATATCGCCTGTCTTTCCAGAACCTGCGTTATTAGACAAACCACCAAACTCACTATAGTCGTGATGACCACTCTGATTTTCACCTAACTCTATTATAAAAGCATCAGATGTTGCATCAAAAAACAACTTAACCTTCATGCCTATGCACTGCCACCAGATTTTCTCTATGGCAACACTACTACAAGTATTGCCATAAATATCTGAGTTCAATGCACTGACATCAACCTTTTTAACAGCGGACTCACCAGAGCCGTCAGAAATATTAGTAAATTTCATGATAACGTGCTTGTCGCCATCGAAAAGGGTTTGTGATGTTACTGCATCAGCCATGTTTACCCCCTTAGAATACTGAGTATTCTAGTTCAACTGTAAATCTTCCTGCTGTTATATCAGCATTAACAGTGGTTGTAGCTCTGGCATATAGATGCACATTTGCAACAGCAGCCGTTATATTTGGCACAAAGATATGATAGTTACCTGCTGAGTTATTGAAGTTAACATCAATCTCTGTGATAGACTGCGTGGCACTTAATTGCTCGTGAAAGGCTGTTACACCTGCCCCTACAATCTCTGTACCTGTTACGCCTGCATTTGTAGCTGTACCAGATGTTGCACTTAACGCTAAGTTACCTGCAAGTGTTTGACCTGCTGCTGTAGTAATCCCAATTAACGCTCTGTGTACAAATATCTTTGACGGTGTTACTAGATCATCAGGAGCATCTACGTTCAATGTTCCCAACTCTACAAGACAGTCACCGTCTGCATATGCTGTTGCAGCAGCGTTTGTGCTTGCAAGAGTTCCTGCGAACGACTGTATCTTTCTAGTACCCATAGAAATGAGTTGACCTGTTGAGTTTACAGAAAAACCTGTCTCTGTAATTGCACCTGTGGTGCTACTTTTATTGATTGTTTTAAATCCACCAGTTGTTCTGACTGGACCTGAAAATGTTGTATTGCCCATATTAATCTCCTTGTCTTGGCAAATGTCAGCTTACGCTGTCAAGGTAAATGAAGGGCAGTATTTTATTACTGCCCCACATATTAGCTAGTTTAAGCGGCTCCTGTTGAACCGTAAATTCCAAGTGGGTCAGATACACCGAAAGAGTATCTCTCTCTTGCTTTGTATCTTACGTTTCCAGTATTGAAATCACCGTCCATGCCAGTAGCCATAGGAGTTCTAACGAAATGCTTCATTCCGTTTGGAACATCTGTGATTATAAAGAAAGCATCACTATCTGTTAGGTAATGATTAACTCTATAGCCCTCTGGGATAGACCCATTGGTCTTGATAGCGTTTAAATCATTGTCAGAAGTTCCCACTCTCAAATCTGTTTGTAGCAATCTAGTTGCCGTAAACATCAATGCAGGTGGAACGATCAACTTCCTTGGTTTAGCTGCAATCAATAGACCTCTTTCATCCACGAAAGCTGCAATGTCAATCACTGCCTGCTCAAGAGATGTTTCGTTAAGGTCAGCCGCTGTTGACGGTTGGTTCCTATTGTTACCGCCTGCCACTGTACCGTGGGAAGCACTAAATAGGAAAGCTCCATCACCAGAGGTGAATGTATCAAAACCAGTGTTTAGAAGTGACGCTGCCTTTGTTTGCTTTGTGTAAGCCATAGCTCTAGCAAGTGCTTTTGTATAACGTGCTGATAGGCTGTCATACAAATTGTCTTCCATAGCTTCCTCCGTGATGGAGAAACCCATAGCCACTGTCTCGTGATTAAAACGAGCAGTGAATGACTCTTGTGCTACATCGTAAGAGATGGATGCACCTTCTTGCTTCACTGGAGCTGCACCGAACCCACTAAGCTTTACTTCTTCCTCAAAACTTCTATCGGAGTTTTCAGTTTCATAAATTTCAGCATGCTCGTTTTCATAGCCGTCATACTCTAGTCCAAACAGTGCGTTTAAACCTGGGAGTAACTCTTTTAAGAGATTTGCTCTACTCATAACAGCCATGATTAGCCTCCTCCTGGTGCGTTGCCAGAAACAACACCTACACCTAATTGGTGTCCTGTGTTGAACTTACAAAGCATTATTGGGAATGATGATCCTCTTTCGTCACCATCGTGACCTCCAAGAAAATCAACAATCCTTACTGGTAAGGCTGCGGTAACTGCTGTTGTGCTAATATCAATACTAACACGAGAGATACCAAACGTAGCACTTGATGCTGTTTGCTCTAACTCTACGTTAGCACCAAGATCATCATCAGTTACTGCACCGTCTGCCTGTACAGCAAACAAAATGTTTGGATCATCAGCAACATAAGCCATACCACTGGTATGGGCTGCACCTGACCATTGTTGTGAAAATGTAAGTTGCTTGGTGCTTACATCGATGAAACGACATCCTAGAAAGATACCAATGGGCGTTGCCGCACTTGTACCTGTATCTTTGGCTATCGTGGTTGTGGCTCCATCGTCATTTAGCTTGACGACATCACCGTAACAAATCCTTGTGGACTGAGATGATAGGATAGGATACTGACGAAAACCACCAGTGTATTCGCCACCTAATGTTCCTACTGGTCTTAATCCAAAAGGAGCAGATATGCTAGACATATGTCTACCTCCATTAAGTTGTTCGGGTGCTTCGCTCTGGTCTTAGAACTGGCATCCGAGGGTCATTAGTTTTCATGTAAGAATTATCAACACTTTCAAGCTGTCTTGCAGACTGCTCTCTATGATATTCCTTACGACTCTCTACTGTTTCGGTTGCGTTGCTACATAAAAGTAACCCACCAACCTCTATATTTTCAGACCATCTTGAGTCGATATCCGTCATTACTTGCAACTCTGGGTGATCTTTGGCTAACACTGGAGTCCATCCTTCACGAAATTTTGCAGATACGTTTGGCGTATCAGATTGACCCTGTACTGCCGTTCTAATCCAACGAAATTCAACGCCTTCCCTTGGAGTAGGTGTCGGCAAAAGTGTGGGTCTCTCCCACTGCTTTTTGCGAGTCTGCTTTTCACGATTTTGCGTGTCTCTTGGTTCTCTATCAGCCATTTGATTGTTCCTTCATTAACTGTGCTGCATATTGCTCATTGCTGAGTCCAAGTCGCTTTGCGAGGGCTACTTGGGTTCTTGTTAGACGCACTGTGCGTGATTTTTTTCCGTGTCTTTCAACGGGGGCTACCACGTTTCCATTTTGGCGTTCAGGTGCTTCTTGCTGAACCTCAAACTTTTCGGGGAATATTTTTCTCATTCCCTCATCTATCTCTTTATAATACTGTTCGCTTCCTGGCACAATACCTTTTTGCTTTACTTCTTCATGTAATCCCATAGCAGTGCCACGCATTATTGTGTCTTTTTCGAACCACGGGTTGCTTTTTTGCCACTCTAAATCTATCTGAGAAAGCCTTGGTTGCTGGGGTTTGGCAGGCTGTTGCTTTTCTGCTACATGAGGTTGGGGTTGATATTCATCTACACGGAACTGCTCATTCTGAAGCCTAGACATTTTTTCTTGGGCTTCTATTAATTTGTCAGGATCACCAGACTCATAAGCTTCTTTGTAGTCTTTCTTAGCTTTATCAAGCTCTGCTCCTACCCTACCTTTAGCTTGATCAATGAGCATTGATTCGCCATCAGCCAGTGTTTTTCTAAGATTTTCATTGTCTTTTTTTAGATTCTCAGCGTATCTGAGAGCCTCTTCTTGAAGTCTTGTAGCTTCCTCTTTTGCCCGTCTTTCTTCGTGATAGTCATACTTTAGTTTCGATATTCTTTTCTGAACATTATCGCCATAGTTTTTTATTTCTTCTTCTGACTCTTGATCTGTTTGCTCAGTAGTATCGACATTTCTTTTTGGGACACGATCTTCTTCTGGTGTGTCATCTACTATCTCTACATCGAAGTCTTCTTCATTTAAGTTATCTTCTTGCTTTGAATCAACAATCTGATCTTCACCAAAGTCTTCTTGTAATTTTTCTGCTGTATCGTTCATATTCTTTTATATCCTCTAGGGTCATCGACAACAGCTTCCACTGTGTCATCATTAATTATTCTAAACTCTTGGTTATGAATTTTAAAACGAGTTCCTGAGTATGACCTGAATATTACAAAGTCACCTTTTTTACACCAAGGACCAGTTGGAAACTTATCTTCATCCTTGTATGCGTCAGGACCCAAACTCACAACAAAACCTATTATTGATGCTATACCTTCCGACTCTCTTAAAGAGTCAGGCATATAAACACCACCTTCGGTTTTCTCATCTACTTCTACTGGGGATATTAAAAGTTTGTAGCCCTTTGGTTCGGGCATTTTAGAAGCGACTTTTGGGTCTTCTTCTTTCTTTACAGCTTGATACATTTTTACCTCATGCAGTGATTAAGGATCACAGTTCCTTGCGTTAATACGAAAAGTTCACTTGAACTTTTTTAATCATTAATAAATCTTTGTTCTATGTCAAGTATATCTTCTTGTATTTTTTCGAGACATTTAAACTCACCTACTAATAAATTATAATCTTCCATGCTTTTAGCACCACCTGTAGAAATATGATCTTTCAGGTTTTCTTTATAATCTAAAATTTTTTTAAGAAGTGGTGCGTAGATACTTTCACTACTCATCTAAAAACTCTCTAGCTAAATCTATGCCTTCTTGTAAGCCTTGCTTTCTTTCTTCTATGGTAGATTTTTCTTTATCCTGAACAGCCTTAACTGCCACTTTAGCAACTTCGATC